TATGTTTTAGGTATGAACGATATAATATTTTTTGAAGATGAAAATGATGCGGCAATGTTTACTTTGGTATGGAAATGAATATAGTAAAAACTGATATTGATATTGATGTAGTTGATAGAGAATCTCTATTAACACACTTCAAACATATTCCAGCGATTATCAAAAAGAAAGATGATACGTATGATAAACATAATAGTGGCGTATATCTTCAACCTATTCCGTTTGACCAGTTAACTGGGTTCTCATCAATTGATTATAAAGAAGCAGAAGACAGAGGATATTTCAAGTTAGATTTTCTAAACAATTCTTTATATGAAGGTGTAAGAGATGAAGAACATTTAGACAAACTAACAAATCAAGAACCAATATGGGACTTGTTACAACACGAAGATGTTGTTAAAAATTTAGCACATGTCCATGCTCACATTGGTGTCTTAAAAGTATTGAAACCACAGAGTATTATAGAACTTGCAGAAGTTCTAGCAATCATTAGACCTGCTAAAAGACCTCTCTTAAACGAGAGTAAAGAAAAAATTAAAAAGGAAGTTTGGATGAAACCAATTGATGGTTCATATTATTTTAAGAAAGCACATGCGATTGCATATGCAGTCAGTATTGTTGTACAACTTAATCTATTTTGCGAACAAGTTGAACAGAACGCCGTTTAATTCTCTTTTGAATAATATTCGTTAAACTTGTTTCTGGACCCCATAGAATTTCAGTATCTTTAGTATTCATATTCACAATACATTTATTGAATGGTTCTATTTGTGACCTTAGAAATAAATTTATAGGAATCAATCTATTCGATTCCCACCACCATTGTTCACCAAGTTCTATGAAATGTTTTCTGGCTTCAGCATTGTCAATCTGCTCAAAATTGTACATCGATGTAATTGTACTGTCACTGTTGATAATGATTCCAAGATATTCTGTATATTCTTTTTTATTGCCATATTTGACACATGAGAAGAATGGATAGTTATCCTGTAGCCATTGTATTTTATCTTCGTCTATCATAAAAGATATTTATCTCTTCTGGAAAACCTCTGGAAGATAAATACATATATGATAAACTTTAACTTATACCAATACGAACGAGATATAGAAGTTGTTGTACAGGACGGAGATAACAACGCAACTATGACTCAATACCTGGGGAATATGCCAATGTATGATACTACACACAAACTACACAAGGGTATCGATAATACTCTTAGATTTAAATTTAGGGATACAGATAGAAAATCTATAGACCTTACTGGAAAAACTGTTATATGGAAAATGTACGATAGAGAATCGAGAGAAAATGTACTTTTCAAATACTTAACTATTACGAACGCAACAAAAGGAATGGGGACATTATCAATCCCGACTTCTGATACAGTCCTACTCCCAGAGGGATTTTATCAATTTGCGATGTATACAGTAAAGGATGGTGTAGAGCAAATCATTTATACAGACACAAATGACAATGCCCATGGTGTGCTTGAAGTATTAGATGACGTTTATCCAGAGTTTTCAGACTCACAAGAATCATCAACATTCTATGATAACGGAACAAGAAAGATATCAACTGTATTTGACGGTGCAGGAGATACAATCAAATCAAAATCTATTCACACATTTGCTGTTTATTACACAGGCTTCACAGGAGTTATAAAGATAGAAGGTGATTTGAGTGTTCAAGCAAGTTCATCAGATGACGATTGGTTTGATTTAACTCCAAGACTTATGTATGACCCAAACATTACAATTAATAATGAAACAGGTGTTCAAGGATATGTTATCCAAGCAAATGTTAACTGGCTTAGAGTTACATATCCAAATACAGCAACTGGCACAGTAGATAAGATATTGGTTAGAAACTAACATAATTTGACATAGGTCAAGTTTACCACTTGACTTTTGGGCTCCAATGTTGTATTATAATAACTATGGAACTTCAACAAACGGTATATCAATTCATTCCCGGTAAGACAAGACAAAGTTCAGGCGGCTGGCTGAGTTTTAATTGTCCGTGCTGTATCGACCAAGGAGAATCTCGTGCTGATACGAGAATGAGAGGTGGATTAAAGAATGAGGGCGATTTAGTATCGTATCATTGTTTTAATTGTGGTATTACTGCATCTCATAGAAAAGGGCAAGTAATAAACAAGAATTTCGTTAAGTTTATGAGATTGTTGGGTGTTCCTGAGAGTGAGATAAAGAGATTACAGATTGAAAGTATAAGAGAAAAAGAATTATCAGAGGGACCTTGGGTGTTCACATCAAAAACACAAACAACAAGAATTCCATCATTTGCTAATATGAACTTGCCAGAGAGTTCAGAGTTATTAGAGGATGTAATAAATAGAGATAACCCACCCGAGGGAGCGATTATGGCCGCAAAATATTTACTTGACCGCGGTGTATATGACTTTGTAGATACATATTGGAGTAGTTCATTTGGATTTAAGAATCGTATCATATTTCCGTTTACACAAGGAGACAGAATTGTAGGATATACAGGAAGAGATTATACGGATAAGTCAGAGTCTAAATATATGACAAAGCAACCAAAGAATTTTTTATATAATTCTGACAAGATTAGAGAAGATAAAGAATTTTTAATTGTAGTAGAAGGAACAATTGATGCGGCAGTCTTAGACTGTGTTGCGATAATGAGTAACGAAGCATCACAAAATCAAATTGATTATATTAATCAGTTTAAAGGGGAAGTTATTGTATGTCCTGATAGAGATAATGCTGGTAAGAAGTTAATACATCAGGCACAAGAAAATGGTTGGAGTGTTTCATTTCCAATCTGGGAAGAACATATTAAAGACGCGGCGGATTCAGTAAAAGAATATGGAAAATTATATACATTAAAATCCATTATTGATGGTCGCATAAGTAATAGTACAAAGATAAGTGTGAAGACTAAAATAATGTGAGTTTATTAGTATCACATAGTGGGTGAGCCAACCGACCACTTAAAAATAGCGGAGGATAATTTGGCAGGAGGGACTCATAACGACCTGCTTAGAATAAAAAGCGTAGGAGCAAAATGAAGTTAATTAATAATAAGAATAACAGAGAAAACGTGATACCGAAACCTAAAAAACAACCAGAGATGCCACCACCACCACCGATGCCATCTCCACCTCAACCCCCAAAACCACCAGGTGAGTTTTTGCGAGAGAATGGTGTGTTGCATATGGATAAAGAATTCAATCAGGAAAATTGTATGCCATTAGTTAAAATGATTATGGAATATAACTTAATGCCAGATAAAGATGCACCAAAAATTATACATCTATATATAAACAGTCCAGGCGGATATGTTGATAGTTGTATGCACTTAATTGATGTAGTAAAGCAGTCACGAATTCCAGTATATACATACGGAATGGGCTCAATTGCATCGTGTGGTGTTATGCTTATGATGGCTGGTGTCAAAGGACATCGTTATCTAACTCAAAATACAGCAGTCATGTCACATGAATTTAGTGGTGGAACAAAAGGTAAATACCATGATATGCTAGATGCACAGTCTCATATGGAATGGACCAATAAGAAACTACTTGAACATTATGTGAAATGTACTGGAAAGAAAGAACCATACATTCGTAAGCATTTACTAGCACCCAAAACAGACCATTGGTTGACGCCAGAAGAAGCGATTAAACATGGAATTGCAGATAAACTAGTCGAAACATATTGACAAAGTACTTAAAATTTTGTATAATATTATAAACACTCCAAGGATATAAATGTCAGAAGTCAAAAACTATTCAGCCGACTTGCAGAAATTGTTCGTTCAATTTATGCTGACCGACCCTCAGTTATTCACACGAATAATGGGAATAGTTGATGAACGACATTTTAATAGACCAACTCGTGACATTGTTAAATTTCTTATTGGGTATAGTGATGAATATTCAACTATGCCGACAGTTGAGCAGATAAAAGCAGAAACTGGTCAAGAGATAGAATTACTTGATGATATAGCAAAACATAGTGACTGGTTTATTGATGAGTTCGAAACATTCTGTAGACATAAAGCAATTGAAAGAGCAATCGTTAATAGTGCTGATTTACTTGAAGAAGGTAAATACGGTGAAGTAGAAACTACAATCAAAGATGCAGTTCAGATAGGTCTTACAAGGTCTCTAGGTACAGATTATTTTGATGACCCTAGAAAAAGATTAGAAACATTAAAAGATAATAATGGTCAAATCACTACAGGTTGGAAAGACTTAGATGATAAACTTTATGGTGGCATTAATCGAGGCGAAGTAACTATCTTTGCTGGTGGTTCTGGTTCAGGTAAATCTTTATTCATGCAGAATTTATCATTGAATTGGGCACAATCAGGAATGAATGTTGTTTATCTTACTTTAGAATTGTCAGAAGAATTATCAGCAATGCGTATTGATGCCATGGCAACTGACAAAAGCACTAGACGTATCTTTAAAGAACTAGATGATGTTGAGTTAAAAGTTAAGACAATTGGTAAACAAGCAGGAATGCTTAGAATTAAATATATGTCATCTGGTTCAACAATCAATGATGTTCGTGCATATTTAAAAGAACTTCAAATCGTAACAGGCAAGACAGTTGATTGTATTTGTCTTGATTATCTAGACCTTTTAATGCCTGCAACTAAGAAAGTTAATCCAGGTGATTTGTTTATCAAAGATAAGTATGTCACAGAAGAAATTCGTAACTTTGCAATGGAATCAGAACTAGTTGCAGTTACGGCCTCACAATTAAATCGTTCAGCAGTAGAAGAAATTGAGTTTGACCACTCTCATATTGCTGGTGGTATCTCTAAAATTCAAACTGCTGATAATGTTATTGGTATCTTTACAAGTAATGCAATGAGAGAACGTGGTCAATATCAACTCCAACTACTAAAAACTAGAAGTTCAAGTGGTGTTGGTTCTAAAATAAATCTAGTATTTGACAGAGATAGCCTTAGAATTAGTGATTCAGACTTAGATGATGATGATTTAGCAATAGGAACACAAGACTCTCAAACTGCAAAAATAATGGACAAATTAAAGAATACAACTACAATAACAAGTTCAAATGATAGTGATTCTGTTGCTCCACCAGAGAAAAATGAATCTGCAATGAGTCTACGTGCTATGGTAAAGTCTAAAAAGGCTACTCCATTCGATGATAATTGATAAATACTGATAGGAGAATTATTTTATGACTAAGAAACCACGTAGAAGTCTATTTGAAGAATTAAACTCAATGGCGATTTCTAAAAATGAGCCAGAAAGGTTTGTCGAACAAAAAGGCGAACATATAATTGCTGGTGCAATAAATCTAATCGAGTTCATAAATCGTGAATTTGATGATGCTGTTGCTGTGGACTTAACCAAGCGTCTTGTTAATAGCATTCGTACTGGTGACATGAGAAAATTCAAACGAGGAATAACTCATGCAAAACGAAAAAACTAGTCTTCAACAACAAATCGATGAACTAAAAGTTCTCGCTGGCATTTATAAGCCATATCAACCTGAAGAAACTCAGCAAGAGAATATTTCCTATACGGGAACTGAAAAGTCCAAGTATCAAAAGAAACATAAAATAGAACCAGGAACACAAGAATGGTTCAAGTTATGGTTTGCACGTCCTAGAATGACAGGCGAATCTCCATACGGCAAGGAATAATATGAAGGTTAGGGATATATTAGGCGCAGGCTTAGAGAGAAGATTTAGAGGTCCAAGAAAGCCTCGTAATAAGCAAGTTGGTTTTCATCAGAAGATGAAGAAACTTCTGGATAAAGCCCTTAAAGAAGAGGGTGCAAGAATTCAGCATTTAGAAGACTTGATTATCTGGGATGGTTCAGTCGGCGGGCAAAAAGCAATCGCTAAACTACATCAAGTAGAAACTTCTCCAAAATCAATTAGTATTAAATGGGATGGCTCACCAGCCGTTATCTTTGGTCGTAATGAGAATGGTGAATTTGTACTTACAGATAAAAGTGGATTTGGTGCTAAAGGTTATAATGGTAAAGTAACAAGCGGTGATGACCTAGAGCAAATGTTTTTAAACAGAGCCAAAGGTGAAATCGAAGATAGCAGACGTGAGTTTGCATCAAAGATGAAGAACATATGGAACACAGTAGAAAGTGTTATACCTAAAGATTTTAGAGGATACTTGCATGGTGACTTGCTATGGTTCTCAACTCCACAATCAAAAGACGGCAGACTTATATTCAAGCCAAATACAACAACATATTCAGTAGATGCTAAAAGTGATATCGGTAAAAAGATAATCAATTTTGATGTAGGTATTGTAGTTCATGTAGTGATTGACTTAGATGGCAATAAAAGCAATGTAGATATGGGCAAACTTCAAGCAGGCAAAACATGGATTATGCCTCCAGTATATGTTACTAAATCACCTGGTGTTGACTTACCAGAAGTAGACAGATTAGAAAGTTATCTAAAATCAAATGCAAATGCAATTGATAAATTATTGGCAGTCCCAGCCGAATTAAAAATGGCAGACTTTGGTAATATTCTTTACACTTATATCAATAATAGCACAAAAGCAGGCAACCTAGATAAACTAGGAAATAATTTCAGTGAATGGGTAGACTCATCAAAACTAAGTGGACCTAAGAAAGAACGAGTAGTTCAATGGGTTCAACAAAATAGTGATGGATTTGAAGCAATATTTCAATTCATTAAGGGTGTTATGACTACAAAGAACAAAATTATTAAAACGTTAGATTCTCAACCAGCAGATATTGAAGCCAGTACAAATGGTGAAAGAGGTGGAGAAGGCTACGTAATAGACAAGGATGTGAAACTGGTTAATAGAGCAGGATTCACAGCGGCAAACATGAGGCAAGAGAGATAATTTTTAACTACAATAATAAGACAATGGGCAAAAGAACAATACCACACGTAAAAACACCAAAAAGAGGACAGAAAGCAAGTAAAAAGAACATGTCACATTCAACATTCGTAGCAAAGAGACATCCAAATAGCAAACGGGTGACAAGTGGTTCAATAAGATAAGATAAATACAATAGGATATTAATGGAGAGAGTTATGTTAATTAAGGAGTCAAAAAAACACCTTAATACTAATAAGATGTCTTATTGGGAACATTTTATCTTTGCATTTTTGTTTATGATAGAGTGTTTAAAGATGACTTTAGCATTAATTGTGCATATGTTTGTACCAGCGTTTTTTACCACATATTCAAGTGATAAGACTCGTAAAAATGCAAAGATGATAGAAGAAATGGAAAGAAAATAATGGAACAGTACGAAAGAGAAAAACTAGAACTTGTAAATACTTTATCTGAAAGTAGACTATTCAGAACAAAAAAGATGGCTGGTGATGTCAACATAGACGATGCCGCCGAGTTAGTTTTTGTTCATTTTCTTATATTAAACATATTCAATAAAGATTATGATTTTGCCCCTTTGGCTGGCGATATAGCATCTCGTACTATGGTTTATAGAAATTTCGATTACTTTAGAACGAATGGCACAGATATGTACATGGCTCTTAATCGTTTAATGG